ACTCATAAAGTCCATGTTCTATTTTTTTTGCTTTGTTTTTCATGTTATTTAACTCCTTAATTTTATTTAACATACACTCATTATACATAAATATATATAAATGTGTAAAAAAATATTAATTTATTTTAAGGTGCTAAATTATAGGATTTAGAACAGGAACTGCACTTAGGGTATCAAGAGATTCTTGAAGTGAATCTAATTCCATAGTGTCAGTAATAATCTTCTTATCAAAGGTGAAATAGTTTTGTGAGGATGTATTGGATTTAAACATGATTCTCTTTTGACCATCAAAGAAGAATACAAAGGCTAGAATATCGCAAGTATAGTTCTTGTAAGTATCAGACATTGCTCTTGAGTTCTCAGCAGCAAAGACAAACTTCTTTTCTTTAGTAGCTCTTCTACTTTTAACTTGCACTGTATATATAGCGTTACCAAACTCTACGATTAAATCTGCTGGATGTTTTTCTTGGGTTGGAAAGCAGAAGTCTGCATATTCCAAAAGGAATGTTTGTACTAAGGATTCACCCAAAGCACCTAGTCTTGAATTAGCCTGATGCTGGTCTGATGTTTTTCTTGGCATTTTGACATAAGGCTAACTGTCTTGAATTATAAGCTGCTCTATTAGGTGTTTGTGTTGCATATTTACTTCTGAGTATTTCCTCTGATGCTTCTATCCAACACTCCATTTCCATAAGTGCTCTTGTATGTCTAAAAGCCATCCATCCTGTTATGCCCATTTGAAAGGTGCAATCAACACAAACCATTTGTGCAAGTTCAGGGAAACTTCTCCAAACATGCCAGTGCTTGTCTAAGCTATCTATGACTCTTTTAATATCATTATCAAGCAGATACATAGCTTCATCTTCTGATATGCCATTCTTATCTAAACAACGACCTACGCCTATTGTTTTATATCCAAGACTATCATCATAAACATGACAAACCAAGCCTTCATGCTTGACCAACATTTCTTTTATTTTATCCATATTATTTTGTGTGTACGCCTTTTGTTTTCTCAAAGGTTCTAAGTGATGACATCCCAAGAAGGGACAGAAGGATTGTAGTAAGTTGTGAAAAATCAAACTCAAGAGCTTCAAGTTTTAAATCAACTCCATTGGCAACAGCTAACCAAGTTGCGATAGGCAATATACAATAATGTACAGCCAAGCTAAATGAACAAATCCATAGGATAGATGGTCTTGCTCCTGATACAAACCAGTTCCTGTTTTTGGCTTCTTCAGAATTGAGAGCAATTTGTGCTTTATCCAAAGATATAAGTTCTTTTTGTAGGTCATGTGATAGTTGTTCTTTTAAGTCTTTATCTTGAACAAATTTATCCAAGACATTGTTTGCCACTTCGGCTATTTTTGTAATACTCATATATTAAATTATATAATCTTTAAGAAGAATCAATAGCATTGATATTACTATTGTTGTAAGACCACCCTTAATCCAGTTATTTAAACCATTGATATCATCATCTAATTTTTCAAAGTGTTTAAACGCTGTAGTCCACCTTTCTGCACATTGTGTCTCATGTACTTGTAAAGATGCATGAACTTCTTGGGCGGTCTTTCTAGGCATTATTCTTCCTCTACTACCTCAGCTACATCTTCAACATTGATAGCTCTATCAAATGACTCAATACAAATGTTTTTATATTCATTTGTGATTACATAGTCATCATAGGCTTCTTGAAGTCTAGCTAATTTCTTACCAGCTACATTTAGCTTTGCAGCTATAGCCATTTGGTCTTCATTCAAATCAGCAGCTCTGTATTCAGTGCCATTAAATGTAATGATTACTGGTTCTTGGTTTTCCATCTTATTTTCTTCGTTACTCATTAGTCTCTCCTATAAGTTTATTAAAATTAAATTATATACTAAGAAATTATAATGATGAACTTTCATTAGCAAGTTTCTTAGCTTCTTTAACTTCATCTGTCCATACAGCACTTGCTATGCCTTGAACCTCTGTAGACTCTCCTGATACATCTGTATCTGTATGAGTCCAACTATCATCATCATTCTTTACAGAGCTTACACAATCTAATGCGTGTCTATGAAAAGACCTTGAAAGCTCTACATATCCTTTAGCATCTGTGCCTTCTTTAATGACTGTAGCTGTTCTTACTTGTATAGTTTTGTAGTCTCCTACAACTTCTATTTTATCTTCTGTTATTTCTTTTATTAATGCCATTCTATTTTCTCCTTTTGTCCGTACCTAGAATCCACTGGGTATATTAGTTAAGTTGTTATGATGCTCTATAAGTTAAAGTAGCCCTGCCGTTAAAGTTTCCAGTTCCACTAAGTTGATTTGTACTAATATATACCCAATATTCTGAATTTGTAGTAGTTCCTTGAAAAACTTGTCCATTATTAAATCTAGCATTGCTGAAAGAAGTTAAAAGATGAGCAAATATACCTACTGCTCTACTACTTGTAGTTGCAGTATTGAAAGGAAGAGTAAATGAAAATCTACTTTCTACAGCAGCATTAGTAAAACTACCTGTAACGTCAAAATCTACATGTACTAAATTTCCTACTTTTACATACGTACCTGCTTCGGTTAAAGATAAACTATTAATATTGTATGCATTTGCTAAAGTGGGAGTCCAAGTACCTTCTTCATAATCGTCAAGATGGTTTGCTGAACCTGTACCGCCTACATAAACACCGCCTGAAAGGTAGAGGTCTTTGAATCTTAGTGATGATAGACCTAAGTTTTGTGCGTTATCTGTCGTTGGATAAATTCTATCAGGGTCCCACGCATATTCATTATTACCTGCAGATGCTAAATATCCTGTATTACCTTGTGTTCCATAAGCTGTATATAACCCTGCCACACTACTAATACTTCCAACTGTTGAGCCACTTTTTCTGAAGTCAACGATAGTACCGTCCCCAGCAGCACCGTTCCTATTAAAATATGCAACAGTACCTGCACCTGCTGTAATAATACCACCATCATATAATCTTGAACCTGATTCAGTTGATGAAGTGTGTAAATCTGTATCAGTAGTACCCACAAGCAAGTTTTTGTTGTTATCTATTCTCATGGCTTCGCCATTAGGATTAGCAAAAACCATAGGTGTACTTGCTCCAGCTTCAATTCTAAATTGAGATGAAGAATTATAGACATAACCTTTGGCTGTTCCATTGCTTTGGAAAACTATATTTCCACCATTGGTTGCATTGTTTAAAGTAAGAACAGTATAGCCTGTAGCACTAACAGGACTATCAGTGCCAATTCCAACATTTCCGTCAGTATCAAACTGCATTGCAACCGAACCTCCAGACGTGATACCAAACTCACCAGTAGCAGAGCTATTTCCTACATAGATAGAACCACCTGCTCTATTACCATAGATGGTCGTATTGTCTATTGTCCAAACATTGGCGTTGCCTGTTATGCTCAAGGATTCAGCACTTGCATCCCAGTATAGAGCTTGGCTAGTTCCTGCTGTGTTGTAGAAGGAGATGTCTCCGTTGGAAGAAATTTTCATTCTTTCTGCTGAGTTGGTTAAAAATCTCATGTCTGTGCTTGAACCTGAAGCTACTAAATTCATTAAGTTTCCACCTGCTGAAACTTGTCCATACTCTACATTTCCACGACTTAATTGTATTCTTGCGTCTTGTGATGTGTTATTAAGAGAAACTAAATAAGTAGCATTACCATCAACAGTCAAACCATCCATTGTGGCTGTACCTGTTACGTCTATGCCTGTGCTGGTGGTGGCGAGTTTTTCTAAGCCATTGTGATAAATATATGAAGAACCATTTGCTTGTCCTTGAAAAAATAATTCATCTTGAGGTGATAATAGTTGAAGATAGTTTCCTCTAATTTTTAAAGAACCTGCACCACTTTCATCTATCCATGTGTCAGTACCATCATGATAAATCTGTAAATCTGAACCTGCTCCAAAGACTGCTTTGTCGTTATCGCCAAAGTTGATATCTGCACTTGTTGTTAGACCATCTGTTGTTATTACGCCTGTTACGTCTATGCCTGTTGTATTTACTCTCATACGTTCTTGATTGTTGGTTATGAACCTAAGCGAGTTACCAGTGTTTACTCCTGTTATACGTTCGTTACCAGTTCCCCATTGAAGACCATAAGTATCACCTAAATTAATAGCACCTGTAATATTAATATCACCAGTACCTGTTATATCGCTTGAGTTTAAGTCTAAATCCCCACCCAATTGTGGAGTTGTATCTTCTACAACATTATTTATAGAAACAGCTTGTACTCTAGCATCAGTGTAATAAAGGTTAGAGCCTTCTGATAAATCGCCAGTGTCTTTTGTTGCAAGTCTTGTATCAAAATCAGTGTTAGCTCTTGCACTTGTATAATATAAATTAGTACCTTCTGATAAATCGCTTGTAGACTTGCCACCAAATGCAGAATCAAATCTTGTAGAAGTATAGTAAAGATTGCTAGTGCCTTCAGATACATCATCAGTATCTTTACTTGCTAGTCTTGTATCAAATCTAGCATCAGTATAATAAAGATTAGTACCCTCTGATAAATCACTTGTAGACTTAGCAGTAAAGGCTGAATCAAATCTTGCTTGGGTATAGTAAAGGTTACTGCCTTCAGTTAAATCATCAGTATCATGATTAGATAAGCTAGATACAGTTCCTGTAACTGCTCCTGTTAAGTTACCCTCAACATTAACCACTAAAGTTCCTAGTGAATTAAGTGTTATATTTCCTGTAGCACTGCCATCTGCTGTAGTAAGACCCATTGTAAATTTATCAACAGATTCATCCCACATAAAGATACTATTATCAGCAGTACCTCTATTAATAAGCATACCTGAGTCATTAACAGGACTTCCTGTAAGACCTGCATTAAGTTGGAATAGGTTATCTTCTATATCTAAGTTGGTTGTGTCTAAAGACGTTAGAGTGCCATTAACAGTTAAATTACCTGCTACTGTTAAGCTATCAGCAATTTGTACATCATCAGGTAATGATAATGTTACGTCTGCTGATTCACTACCACTTCCTGATACTGTTATTTTATTAGCAGTTCCTGTAATGGTTTGAATATAATTGCCTGTAGTGTCAGTTCCTAATGCAACTGAATTAGCAGCTACAGTATTTGCTTGTATTCCTAATGCATCAACAAATGCTTTAGTTACTCTTGCATCTATAGCTGAATTTGCTCTTGTATCTGTATAGTATAAATTTGTGTTTTCAGTTAAATCAGCAGTTGTCTTATTACCAAAAGCAGAATCAAATCTAGTAGTTGTGTAATATAAATTAGTAGTTCCTTCACTTAAATCATCTGTATCTTTAGATGTAAAAGCAGAATCAAATCTAGCTGATGTGTAATATAAATTAGTACCTTCTGCTAAATCACTTGTAGACTTAGTTCCAAGTCTAGTATCAAAATCTGTATTTGTTCTTGATGTTGTGTAATAAAGGTTAGTAGTTCCTTCTGATACATCATCTGTATCTTTAGTGGCTAGTCTAGTATCAAATGCAGAATTTACTCTTGCATCTGTATAGTAAAGATTAGAGCCTTCAGATAAGTCACCTGTATCTTTAGTAGCTAACCTAGTATCAAAATCTGTATTAACCCTAGCTGTTGTGTAATATAAATTGCTACCTTCAGTTAAGTCACCTGTATCTTTAGTAGCTAATCTTGAATCAAAATCTGTATTTGCTCTAGCAGTTGTATAGTAAAGGTTAGTATTCTCAACAACAATAGAAGTATCTAAAGTTGCAGTAGTTGATTGATTAGAGCCATTACCTATAAATATCTTGCCATTATCTAAGTTAGGAGTAGCGTTACTTCTTCCAGCACCACCTACTTTAATAGAACCATTAACAGCATGACTTCTTAACACCTTACCTATGTTTTGTATTTGTGATGATTCTCCAGTTGGAGCTGTTGTGGAATATTCACCTGCTGTTGTAGATACATAAAGTATTTCACCAACTGATTCATTTGAAGTATCAACATTAATTAAGTTACCCAGTGTAACTATTTGCAAATTAGTATTAGCATTAGCATCTTCAGCAGCTATACCAAATGCAGGCATTTTAGAAGCATCATCAGCTTTTGCTTTGCCTACTGTTGGAGTGTTTCCTGATACTCCTGATACATAAATAATATCTCCCTTAGAAAGTGCTTCATCTGCTTTTGCTGTAAATCTAACAGACCCATCAATGTCTCCAATAAATTCATCAGTTGCAGTAACAGTATTAAATGTAACATCATCAGTTGTAGCTACAGCTTGTCCTATAGCAATACTAGGAGTAGAACCTTCTCCAGTTCCACCTGTTACTGTTACGCCAGTACCACCTGACATAGATTCAACATAATCACCAGTTGTATCAGTTCCTAATGTTATTGAATTGATTTGCACCACTGTATCTATATCAACATTAGTACTACCATCAAAAGATACTGAACCCACTACATCACCTGATAAAGATATGGTTCTAGCTGTAGTTAATATATCAGCAGAATCTGCATTACCTGTTAAGTCCCCAGTGACATTACCTGTAACATTACCTGTTAAGTTACCAGTAACATTTCCTGTTAAATCGCCTGTAAATGTATTAGATGCAGTAATACTAACACCTGTAGTAATCCAAGCATTATCAGCAGCAT